CCAGGAATAGATAGACAGGACACCTCTGTTGGTGCTGTTGGTCGTTGGACAGATTCAGACTTAACTAGATTTAGATATGGATTACCAGAAAAAATTGGTGGATGGCAATCACTTCTTACTGATACCATTGTTGGTGTTGTTAGAAAAGAATTTGCATTCGTAGATTTGGATGGAAATAGATATGTGGCTTTAGGTACAGATAAATTTTTATTAGTTTATTTTGAAGGACAACTTTTTGATATTACACCTTTAAAAGCTGATATTAGTGGTGCAACACTTTCAACAAACTCTACAACAACAGTTACGATAACAACTTCAACTGCACACAATATAAGTGAAGGTGATATAGTTTTATTTGATAATGTAACATTACCAAGTGGCACAGGTTTTTCTGCTTCAGACTTTGAAGATAAAAAGTTTCAAGTTATTACAGTTCCTACACCAACTACTTTTACAGTTACAATGGGATCAGCTGCAAGCGGAACGGTATCAGCTGGTGGTAGTATAACTTTAAAACCTTATGAGCCTGTTGGTCCAGCTGCACAAAACTATGGTTATGGTTTTGGTATTGGTAATTATGGTGGTACAATTACAGGTGTTGGAACAACAACAGTTAACAACAGTGGTGTAATAGCTGCAGGCGCATCATCTTTTGTTGTAACAGATTCATCTGTATTACCAGCAACAGGAACTTTATTAATTAATAGTGAGTTAATGACTTACTCTGGTAACAACACAAGCACAAATACAATATCAGGGGTAACAAGAGCACAAGGAGGAACGGCTGATGTAGAACATGCAAACGGTTCTACAGTAACTAACGCTACAGACTTTACAGGTTTTGGAGAAGCAGTAACCGCATCTGCTGTTACACTTGAACCTGGTCTTTGGTCTTTAAATTCTTTTGGTGAAGTTTTAGTAGCTACAATATTAAATGGTAAAACATTTACATGGAACGCTGGTGTTGCTAGTCCAACAAGTAATAGAGCGTCTACAACTACATCTGGATTTGAAACAACAAACAACCCCACTGCAACTAGAACAACTTTAATATCACCAACAACAAGACACTTAATTCATTTTGGAACAGAGGTAACAATAGGTAATGTTCAAACTCAAGATGATATGTTTATTAGATTCTCTGCCGATGAAAGCATTAACGAGTATACTATTGAAGCAACTAATACGGCAGGTTCACAAAGACTTCAAGATGGAACGCGGATCGTCGGAGCACTGGTTGCAAAAGAAAATATTCTAGTTTGGACAGACAATGCGCTTTACACAATGAAGTTTGTAGGTGCACCTTTTACATTTGGTTTTGAACAAGTGGGTACAAATTGTGGATTAATAGGACAGAATGCAGCTGTGGAAATAGATGGTGTTGCATACTGGATGTCTAATAATGGTTTCTTCTCTTTTGATGGTACAGTAAACTCATTACCATGTTCAGTAGAAGATTTTGTTTATGACAATATTGATACAACAAAAGGTCAACAAATTTGTGCAGGTATAAATAATTTGTTTACAGAAGTTCTATGGTGGTATCCATCATCAGGAGCTACGTTTAATGATAGATCTGTAATTTATAACTATGGTGCAAAAGCACCACCAGGTGAAATGGGTAACTGGTATAATAATACAAACACTAATTTTAACAGAACAACTTGGATTGACTCTCTTGTTTATCCTAAACCTTATGCAACAGCTTATGATAGTACAGCCACAGGAACTTTTCCTGCAATTGTAGGTGAAACAGGATTAGGTCAAAGTGTATTTTTTGAACATGAGATAGGCACAGATCAAGTCAACCCGGATGGTAGCACAACAGCTTTATTATCTTTTATACAATCATACAATTTTGCTTTACAAACAGATCAAGGTATTGGAGAATATTTTTTAGCTATGCGTAGATTTTTACCAAACTTCAAAGTATTGACTGGTAATAATCAAGTAACTATATCTGTTTCTGATTACCCATCAGAGAATGTAACAGCCACAACATTAAGTCCTTTTACAATTACATCGGCAACTACTAAAGTTGATACTAGAGCCAGAGGACGATATGCAAATTTAAAAATAGAAAATACAGGTGCAGGAGAGTCTTGGAGATTTGGTACATTCCAAGCTGATCTACAACCAGACGGAAGAAGATAATGGCAAAGATAGTAGTAAGATTACCAGAACCAAAAAAAGAATACACAGAAGATAATCAAAGACAAATTAACAGAGCTTTGGCCTCTGTAGTAGAACAATTAAACTCTACGTTTTTAAGACAACAAAAAGAAGATCAAGAACGATTTACTTGGTTAGGATTAGGTTAATGGCAAATATATATTTAAATAAAAAAGCAAGTTTAACCAACACAGATCTAACCACACTTTACACAGTGCCATCTAATGCAAGAGCAATTGTTAAATCCATAAATGCTGCAGAAGATGCTGCAGGTTCAGCAGTTGTAAAAGTAACTTTAACTAATGCAGCAGGGACAGCTTTTGTAATTGATAATGATGTTAGTTTAACTTCTGGTCAAAAAGAACAAGTTTTGACAGAACCATTGATTATGGAAGAAAGTGAAATATTAAAAGTGCAAGCAACAAGTGGTGCAGTTGATGTAGTTGCATCAGTATTAGAAATTAACAGGGAGGACAGATAATGCCGTTTGTAGAAACAGAGGCCTCTGTAAGGTATGAAACAATAGATGGTAAAAGAGTACCAGTTATTACACCTAAAACAGAGGTTACATTAACAAACACTGAAACAGGTCAAGAATATATGTCTGATGCGGAAGCCATGCAGGATGTACAAAATCCTAATACTTCTACCAAATCTGAACACATTAGAAGAGATGTTCATGTCACTGTAGAGTCTATACCTTTAGGTACGGCCACAAATATCAGTGATTGACGCCGAGTAAAAAACCTTGTAAATTAAGAGTATTGGCTTAAAACAAGAATAGCCACCTTGCCATGAACGTCAAATTTAATAGGGAAACCACTAAAGAGCTTAACGATGTTATCTCTTTATACAAGGAGTTTGATAAATATAAAGATGATACGAGAGAAGAGCTGTATTATCACTTGCTTCCTTCTTTTAAATTTGATCAATATAAAACATTTAAGGAGAACAACAACGTGGTAGCTTTTACAAACTGGGCTTATTTTGATACACTAGCAGAAAAACACTATAAACAAACTGGTGAAGTAGAAGATCATTTTTGGAAAAGCGGTAACGTAGTGTGGGTTATTGATGTTGTTTCTAAAATTAATGGTGCTAAAGTTATACATTGGTTAAGAAACAAATTTAAAAAAGTAAATTGGATGAGATTAGATAAAAATAACAAACCATACAGAATAGGAAAAAGGAATATATAATGGGTGGCGTAGTCAAAAGAGCAAAAAGATTAATTAGAAAAGCAATACCAAAAGAAGTTAGACCTGCACTTCCATTTGCGGCAGCATATTTTGGTCCTCAATTTCTTACAGGACCTGCAGCTGCATTTGCTAAAGCTAATCCAAATATTACCAGAGCTTTGATAGCTTCTGGAACTTCTGCAGCGCAAGGTGATGACACAAAATCAGTTTTAAGATCAGGAGTTCTTGCAGCAGCTCCTGGTGTATTATCAGATCAGTTACAACAAGCATCAATAAAATCAGAGTTAGCTAAAGGATTTAATCCTGTGTCAAGTGCATTAGATACAGCTGCTGGAGTTATTAGAGGTGCAAGTCCGCTACAAACAATAGGCACACAAGCAGCAATTGAAGGCAGCGCACAACTAGCAGAAATTCAACAAGATCAAATTGATGCATACAACAGACAATTACAAGAACAAGGTGTAATGAATAAAGTAAAAAGAAGACAAGGTATTTATGATATTTATATAAATGCGGGTTACGATCCAGATTATGTAAACTCTGTATTAGATAAATATGGTTATGCTGATGGTGGTATAGCGTATCTTGCTGATGGTGGATATTTAGAAGAAATTAAAGAATTTATGAAAAGGTTTAAAGCCCCAGAAACTGTAGCACAAGCTATGTCAAAAAAAGGCAGATTAAGAGGAGATAAAAAAGATATAACAATGCCAAAAAGAAAACCAAAACAAGACCAAGCTAGTAAAGAAGAAGATGATGAAGGACCAGTTCCTGTAACTACACAAAGTGATTTAGCTTCAGGTTTAGCTGCAGCAGCACAAGGAGTTGAAAGAGCTTTTGGTAGAGGTTTTGGTAATGTAGAACCTGTTCCAATGTTAAGATTTGCTAAAGGTGGTAGAGCCATTAATTATGAAAGTTATAAAGACTTTATTGAACAAACAGGCGATGATGAATTAATGGATTTATACATAGAATTTTTAGGGACAGGAGACTTTACTAAATTAGGTAATGCATTAAAAAGAAAAGGTTTTGCTAGAGGTGGTGAAATAGAGATAGAAGAAGAAACAGAAGATTTAGGTATTATGGATTTCATGAAAGACCAAGGTGTACCTTATGGTGAGATGGCGTCAGATATAAATAACGAAAGAATTTTAGAACAACTTTACGAAGAGTTTTTGGATATGGGTTTATCTCCAGCAGATGCAGCTAAGGCAGCTAGAGAAGCTTTTGATAGAATGAGTAGCAAACCTAGAGAAGGTATTATGCAAATGGCATCAGGATATAAAACAGACATAGAAGAAATGTACGAGCAATATGTTTTTGAAATGGAAGAGATGGGATTAGAGCCAATGTCTTTTTCACAATTTGTAGCTAGAGAAAAAGCGGGTATGGCTGATGGTGGTAAAGTAAAAAGAAGAAAAAAAGGTCAAGAAGACGATAGCGATGGTAAAAAACCAGGACCACGAAAGTTTCCTAAATTTGAAGATAAAAGATTATTTGAAGAAAAAATGCCTCAAGTGATGCCTAATAAACCTGACATGATGGAGGCAGCTATGGGTGGCATAGCAAGTATGGCTGATGGTGGTATAATGGAAAAAGATATGAGAGGTGGTGGGTTTATTCCTGAGGGTTCTAAAGAAAAAGCTGATGATGTACCAGCAAGATTATCTAAAAATGAATTTGTAATGACTGCAGATGCAGTTAGAGCAGCAGGTGGTGGAAGTATTAATAAAGGTGCAAAAAGAATGTACGACATGATGTATAGTTTAGAGGGTAAAATATAATGGCAGAAACAATAACAAGGCAACTTAGAGAACCATTTGTAGAAACAGCTGGTTTAGGTATAACAGAAGAAGGTTTACGTCTTCTTAATCAAGCTATTCCTACAGCTGCGTATACAGGATCACAATTTGTTGCTCCTCAATCTGCTTTAGAACAACAAGCACAGACAGCAGCAGCTGGGTTAGATAGTTTAGTTGGACCAGATGCGTATAAACAATTTATGTCTCCATATCAGCAAGAAGTTATTGATACTTCGCTTGCAGCTATGGATAGAGAACAACAAAAAGGTATTGCATCTTTAAGACAAAGAGCAGCACAATCTGGAGCTTTTGGTGGTGGTAGAGAAGCAGCATCATTAGGTGAATATCAAGCAACAGCAGATATAGCTAGAGCAGCCGAAGAAGCAAGATTAAGACAAGCAGGATTTCAACAAGCACAACAACAAGCATTAAATCAATTACAAGCACAACAAGGATTAGGAACGTTTCAATCACAATTAGGTGCACAACAAAGACAAATTGCACAAGCAGAATTAGCAGCAGATCAAGAAGCAGCTAGAGAAGCAGCGTTTGCTGATTACACAAGATTAGGATTAATTGGTCCACAGTTATCATCTGTAATTGGTGGATTCCCTGCAGCAACACAAGTTCAATCAACACCTCCACCTAGTGCAACACAACAGTTACTAGGATTAGGTATTGGTGCAGCTGGTTTAGCAGGCGCTTTAAGGAGAATATAATGAGCCGAGTTTTAAGAAGACCTATGTTTAGAGGCGGTAAAGTATCTAGTTATGGAACTGGTATCGCATCTGGTTTAGGTAGACCTGGTTACGCACCAGGTGGTCAAGTATTAGATATTTATAAAAGTGTTGAGGAGCAAATTCCAGCATATAATCCACAAGGTTTGTCTGTTGGTGATTTTTTAAGAATAGCTAGTAGTGGTTTAGAAATATTAGGTACACCTGGTGAAGGAGGTGGTATTAGAAACGCACTAAGTGCAGCGTCAAAACCTCTTGCAAAACTAGGAGTTGATCTTGGAGCGTCAATTGATACGAGAGAAGCTGCAGGTAGAAAACGAAGAGATGATTTAGTAAAAGCTGTAACAGCTGGTGAAATAGAATTAGAGGGTCAAAAAATTAGATCAAGAACAGCAGTGGATGCTAAAAAAGGTTATTTAGATTCTGTGTATGATATTAAAAGAAAACAAGCTGCAGGCGATGCAGCAAAGTTAGCTGAGATAGAAAAAGATTATCAAAAAGATTTTGAATTATTTGTAGTTAAAGGTTTTGATGCATCTGATATCTTTAATGTAATTAAAGGTGATGCAGTTCAAGAAAGAATTTTTGAGCTAGCAGAAGACGCTGTAGAGGGTAAAGGTATTGACGAAAGTGATCCAAGATACAGCACAGAAATATTTAATGAAGCAAAAAGAATTGCTAACGAATATGCAGCAAGTTTACAATCTACTTTTGCAGAAGGTGGTGCAGTTGATGTAACAGAAACTATGACTGAAGAAGTGATAGAAGATCCAACTAAACCTATGCCTATGCAAGTAACTTACGATCAATTAAGAGCAAGGTTACCAAAAGAAATTGGTGATGAAATTGTAAATCTTTTAGCCAACAGCTATGAAGCTCTTGCTGACTTTGCTGCAATAGCTACACAAGCAGATGTAGATAATTTCAATACAAAATACGGAGTTGAATTAGTCTTACCACAGGAGGCCTAATGGCGGTTGAAATTACATTAGACCAACTTAAAGAATTTGCAAAAAATTCAGACAGAAAGAAAAATATTTTAGAAACCAATCCTGGTGATAAAGTAAAAGTTGTAAAACCTAAAACACAAGGTGATGCATTATTAGAATCATTGAGAATAAATCCAATGACTTTTGGTGCGGCGTTTGCAATAGATAAAGCAAACAAAGAAAGAAAAGAAAAAGGTCTTGAACCTATAACAGAAGATGATTTAAAAAAAGATGAAACTACTGCAGGCAGAGAATTTCAAGCTTCCCTGGCTGGAGCTAGTGCAAATATACTAGAGGGTATTTCTAACTTACTCACGATACCGGTTGATTATGCTTTTGATACAAGTTTTACAAAAGATTTAAATACTGTAACTAGAAAGTTTGTAGAAGATCATGGTAGCCCTAAAACTCTTACAGGTGATATTACAAGAATAGGTGTGCAATATGGTTTACCAAGCACATTAACTTTAAAACTTGTAAATCAAATACCTAAACTAGGTAATATTCGTAAATCATATACAGCATTTAGAAAAACTTTATCTAAAATAGAAAACAAATTTTTAAGAAGATCAGCTAAACTTGGTACAAGTATTGCAAGAAGATCTGGTCAAGGTGGTTTAGCATTAGGAGCAGCTGATGCATTAGTTGCAGAACCAGACAGACAAACATTATTTTACGAACCGGTTAGTGAAGCGGGCAAAACAGGTAGAGATTTAGCTGCAGCTAGATTTATAAACAAATTAAAATTTGGTGCTGAGGGTGCAACGTTTGGTGTTGGATTTGCATTAGCAGGTAAAGCGTTACCCATTGGTGCTAAATATGGATTATATAAGCCTGGAGCTTTTGCCTTAGGTCTAGGAGCTAAAGCAGTTGATAAAGTTGTTACACCTGTATCAAAAGTTGCCTCAAGAATACCAGGTATACAAGTTCCATTTAAATTAGCAAACAGAGGTGGTGAGTTATTAGTTAAAGAATTAGGTACAAGAATTGTGTTACCTGCATTTGGACAGCCATTAAAAGGAGCGTGGACCGCAAAATTACCAGACTTTGCAAAATGGAGAACGTTCTCTACAGAAAGTGTTAAACCTTTAGAGGCCTCACTAAAAAGATTAGATAATAAGTTAGCAGTTTTAAGATCTATGGGTCAACAAACTGGTGTGCAATATTCTTTAAATACAGCAGCAAGACAAGAAATAAAAAGAGCTGCAAGAAGAACAGAAAAATTATTAGAGAGTATAGAAAAAAGATCTTACAATTTAGCTAAATCATTTGAGGGCAGATATAATAAGGGTGTGCATAATTCACCTGCTAGTCAAGATTATTACTTAGATGGTGTATTAGAATTTTTAAAAGGTCAAAAAACTTTAGCAGCATTACCAAAAGATTTAAGAGTAACAGCCAAAGCTTTAAAAACAGACATGGATGATATTAGAAAAGTATTTGGTAACTTGTTGCCTTCAGGTGATTTAAGAGAAGCTGTTCTTAAAAATGTAAAAGGATACATGAGAAAGTCTTTTGCTGTATTTGAAAATCCTGGTTATGCTGTGCCAGAAACATCACCTTTATTTAAAAAAGCAAAACAGTTTGCTCTTAATTTAATTAATGGCAAAGGTGGTGCTGTGTTTAGAGTACAAGCTAAAAAAGTATATGGTGGTCCCGGTGTATCACAGGGTAGAGCTAGAGAACTTCAAGCAGAAGAAATGGTTAGAGAAATATTAAGACTTGGTAAAGTTGATATGTATGATCCTATTAAGAACTTAAATGAAATAGGTAAATTTATAAGAATGAAAGATTTTATCGCAACAGGCGATGAATTACCGACAGTTATTAAAAACTTACTTGGTCAACAAAATAATTTAAAATCACAAGTGATGACAACCGTATCATCAATGGTAACACAATCTACAAATAAATTATTATTTGATAAATTAGCAAAAGCTTTACAACAGTCTGGTATTTTATTTAGAACAGAAGAAGCAGCTAAAAGAGCAGGTATTATGAATCCTGTTAAGGTTGGAAAAGCACAAGGACTAGGTGCTATGAAATCTTTATTAACAGATGTTAGAAGACCGTACTATGGTGCATCAGATTTAGTCGAAGCTATTACTACATCAAAAGGGCCTTTAGATGCGTGGATACAAAATGGTGTTTACAAAAATTTATTACAATTAAAAACAGGAGTGCAGTATGGTAAAACCGTATTATCTCCAGAAACCCAAGTTAGAAACTTTTATTCTGCTATGATGTTTCCTTTGGCAAGGGGCGTGCTTGGTGGTAGGGCATCAGCAACAGATGCTATCGCAATGGTAGCAGATGATATTTTTAATGCAGGTAAAGGTAATGCACAAGCTGAATTAAGGTTATTAGATAATATAAACGAAGGTATTAAATATGGTGTGCTAGATGAAAACATTGTAGCTTCAGAACTTCAAGCGGTATTAAGAGAAGTTAGAAACGGAACCATAGAATCTGTAGAAGGATTAGCTAAATTTTTAGAAAAAAATCCTCTTACAGAAAAAGCTGCAAGATTGTACGCAGGTGGTGATAACGTTTGGAAATGGTTTACATATAACTGGTACAAATCTTTTACTAAAGATTTATTTAAAGGTAATGTTGAAAACGCTAGAAAATGGTTTAGAGAAGTAGCTGGTAGAGAATTACAACAAACAACTTTAACAGGACAAAAGGTAGATATTAATGAAGCAATTAGACAAGCTGCATCTTGGTATACTAGAAATACTGTGCCAACTTACAGTAAAGTACCTCTTGCTATTCAAGCGTTAAGAAGAACACCGTTTGGTAACTTCGTATCTTTTCCTGCAGAAATGTTAAGAACAACATTTAATAACATGATGATATCTGCTAGAGAAGCAGCGTCTGATAATCCAGAATTAAGATCTATGGGTATCAGAGGACTAATGGGATTGTACACAACATTAGGTGGTGTATCATTAGCTGCAAAAGGATTGTATGGTTCGGTAACAGGTTTAGGTGATAACGAAATGAATTTATACAAACAATATTTTGCACCCGAGTATCAAGCTAATTCAAACTTATTACCTCTTACAAAACCAGACGATGGTAAGTTTAAAGTTGTAAATTTATCTGACTTTATTCCACAATCCGTAGTTATAGAACCTATTGAAGCTATTTTTACAAAATTAAGAGAGCAAAAATCTTTAGGAGATAGTGATATGTTAGAAATATTTTTTGGTAAAAATGGACCCGTACAAACATTTTTTGAATCTTACATAACAACACCTATTGGATTTGAACCTTTTATTGATGTGGGTAGAGGTAGAACAGACACAGGTAAAAAAATATGGAGTGATAGTGATCCTACTTTTGGACTAGAGGGTTCTAAATTTAGTAAATCTTTTGCACATATTTTAAGAGTATTAGAACCTGGTATTGTTACATCAAGCAGAAAATTTAAAGATGCGATTTTAAAACAACCTACGCCTACAGGTGTTGTCAGAGAAACAAGTGATGTAATTATAGGAGCAGGCACAGGTTTAAAACCATATAACGTAGATATATCAGAAGCATTAGATTACAAAATTTCTGAGTTTACACGAATAAGATCAGATGTATTCAAAGCAGAGGACTTTTACAAATTTACAGATGTTAAAAGAAGAGGTGGAGATGTTATTGTAGATGAGTTTATAAATATACAGCGTGAAGCTTTTAGATTACAAAAAGATATATACAACTCTATTCAAGCTGCTAAAGAGTTTGGTTTATCTGATAGAGATATTAAAAAATTATTTAAAGCTAGAAAAGGTATTAGTTCTAAAACAATTAGAAATATTATGAGAGGTAAATTTACACCAGTTACATTCTCAGAAACTAGATTTAAAAAGAAAATAGAAACGTTAAGAAAAAGAGAAAAAGAACAAGATTTTGATTATGATTTATCTAAACGATTTATCTTCCCTAAAAACAAATTAAAAAGAGTTATCAGAAGGTTAAACCGAGATAGTTTTGATCAACCTTTTTATTATGACAGACCAAAAGATAAAGATTTAAGAGGTAGTATTCCTGTCATAACACCTGATGTTGGTATTGCTTCTATCAGAACACCAGAAATAAAAACACCACCTTTACCACCACAACCAACTCCAGTGGCACCACAACCTACTGCTCAGGTTATTCCTCAAACAGGGTTGACAGCATCAGAAACAGCACTATTATCCCCGGAAGAACAAGCTATAAGATTAAAACAAAGAGGCATTGCTTAATGGACATAAAACCTAAAACAACAAGAGAACATATATTATCCCTGTATGGACACATATCAGGAGTGAAAAAGAATTTAAATCACGTA